AGATGGAGATCGTGAAGGAATATGCCGTGGCTGCGGACCGAAACATCATCGCCAGCGGCACGGAATCCGCCCGATGCGGTTTCAAAATCCGCATCTTGGACTGGGCATCGGGGTCTGGGAAAGCCCGATTGGAAACCGACACCAAGGTCACCGGCGGCATCGCCACCATCGTCGGCGCCGCGCAGATCAATGTGGACAAGTGGCTCGGCGAGGGGCCACGCAACCAGCGCAACACCAAGTTCTGGGCGTTCGGCGCATTCTCTTCCAGTCGCGGCTACCCGCGCTCAGTCGCCATGCACGAACAACGCCTCTGCTTCGGCGGCACATCCTCCCAACCCAACACAATCTGGTGCAGTCAGATTGACAATTTCGAGAACTTCAAGACCGGCGTTACTGCAAGCGATGCCGTGCAGTTCACCCTCGCCGCCTCCGAGGGCAACCGCATCAATTGGATGTATAGCCAATCCCAACTCCTCATCGGCACAAGCGGCGACGAGTGGACCATTGGCAGCGCCGACTCCTCAGCCTCGCTCTCGGCCACCAATGTGCAGGCAAACCGGCAATCCTCCTACGGGTCAAAATACATGCGAGCCGCGCTGGTCAACGATGTCCTCCTCTTCGTCCAGCGCAACGGACGCAAGGTGCGCGAACTCGTCTACGAACTCAACAAGGACGGATGGGTTGCGCCAGATTTGACCCTCCTCGCCGAACACATCACCAGCGGCGAGATCGTGGAGGTCGCCTACCAACAGCAGCCCGATGCCGTCCTCTGGTGCGTGCGCGGTGACGGCACGCTCATTGCCATGACCTACGAGCGCGACCAGAAGGTCGTCGGCTGGCATCGCCATGTCATCGCCGACAATGCCCTGGTTGAATCGGTCGCCACCATCTACGGCAACGGCACGGAGGACGAAGTCTGGATGGTCGTCAAGCGCACCGTCTCCGGGCAGGACTACCGCACCATCGAGCGGTTCCCGCTCCTCTGGCGCAAATATCTCGACGACCAAACCGCCAACTCATGGCGCTACCTCGATGGGTGGTCCGCCTTTGCCTCCGGCGCAGCAGACCGCACAATCTCCGGCCTCGACCGCTTCAACGGCAAGACCGTCACCGTCATGCAAGACGGCCAAGCCCCCATCAGCCGCACCGTGGCCAGCGGAGCGATCACCGTTCCCACCGCAGCCGCAGGCTATGTCGGCCTGCCCTACACATCGACCCTCACGCCCATGAAGCTCGACATGGACTTGGAGGACGGTTCCTCCCAAGGCCGCAAGAAGCGCATCCACAAAATCATCGCCCGCCTTTACAAGAGCCGGGGAGGGGAGGTTCGCACGAACAACGGCGACTGGTATGCCCTCGCGGACACGCTCACCACCGGCGACCAAAAAATGATCTTGGCCGGTGCGTTTGGAATCGACGCTGACCTCACTCTGCGGCAAACTGCTCCTTATCCAATGGCTGTCATCGCCCTTCAACCTGTGTGGGATACTTTCGGTAATGAATAACATCACCATGCGACCTTACACGGAAAGCGATTACGACATGCTCTGCGAGTGGTGGCACGCGCACGGGAAGCAACGCCGCCCGGAGCAAATGCTGCCCAAGTGCGGAGTCGTCTGCGAACTCGATGGCAAGCCGACCAGCGCCCTCTTCCTGCACATGGACAATTCCTGTGGCATGTGCATGGCCGACCACGCCGTGTCCGTTCCCGGCTTATCCCTCAAGCAAGCCATGCTCGCCTTCCGGCATTGTGTGTCGTGCCTCAAAAAAATCGCCAAGGATTTCGGCTATCACACCATGGCGGTCTTCACCTATCCCGGCATCGCTCGCGTGCTGGAGCGGCAGGGGTTTCGGGAAGGAACCCGTGACCAAGTTTTTCTAATGAAATCACTACAGGAGGAATTTTAGAATGGGTGCTGATGGAGGGGTAACAGCAATGTTGGTGGTATCCACGCTTGCCACAGCCGCCTCGACCGGCGTGGCCATGTATTCCGCCGACCAGCAGTCGAAGTCCCAAGCTGCCATCGCGGATTACAACCGCCAGATCAACGAGCAGAACGCCTCATGGCAACGCATGGCCGCAGAGCGGGCCGCGCAGGCCGAGCAGTTCAATTCCCAACTCGCCATGTTCAACGCGCAGTCGCAAGCCGACCAAGCGAACATGAACAACATCCTCGTCCAACAACAGGCGCAGCAACTCCGCGCTCAAGCTGATGGCGTCGATACCCAAGCCCGCCAGCAGGCCGAGCGCATCCGCGCCGAGAAGGCCCGCATCCTCGGTCTCCAGCGCAGCCAGTTTGCCAAGGGTGGAGTCACCCCCGAAGGTAGTCCGCTTGCTGTTTTGGCTGATACCGCGAACCTCTACGAGATGCAGGTCGCCGACACCAAGCTCCTCGCCAATCTGGAATCCAACAAGAAACGCTACGAGGCGGACATGAATAGCCTGGTTGGCGATTTCAACATGAATGCCGACCTCTTCTCCAGCGCCATGGCCAAGAAGAGCGCCCAGATTTCCTTCAACGATGCCCAGTTCGCCGAGAAGGCCGCAGGCGCAGGCTACCGCATCGCCATGCGCCAAGCCGCCATCGAGCAGCAGGCAGGCTACGCAACCTCCCGCGCAACCCAACTCGGTGGCTACGCTGCCGGAGCCTCCGGAGTCGCCCAGATGGGCCAGATCGGTTTGTCCGCCTACGGAAGCTCTGCATCGAAGAATCCAACAGGGACGGTCACTGGTTACGGTGGCCAGCAATATGTCCCAAAAACATCCGCAACCGGAGGCCAATACTACGCTCCGTTGAGTGGGAGTTTTAAACCCGTTCGCTAACCCATGCCAACCATCCGACTCGCCGACATCCCAAACGCAGGCCCGCAAGCCCTCGGCCCCTCGACCGGCATCCTCGCACCGCAAGCCGCGAAGCTCACCGGAGCCGCCATGGTGGATTCCTCCATCGCAACCCGTGGCGCCAAGTCGATGCTCGACCAGACGCTCGCGCTCGATGCCTTCTCAAAGGAGGACGCCGCAATGGGCAAGATCGCCTACCAGATCGGCCAAATCGGCGAGGTCGCCCTTGCCTACTCCGAAAAGATGGCGAAGGCCAAAGACACCGCCGACCTCGCCCGCGCCGAGACCCTCATGCGCTCGGCATTCGAGAAGCAGCAGAACGACCAGATGAACACGCCGGTGGACAAGTGGCAGGAGAAGTGGCTCGCCAATGTTTCCGAAACCAAGAAAGCCATCGGCGAGATCGGCATCAGCAACAACGCCGCCCAGTCGCTCTCCCCAGCCTTTGACCGCTGGAACACCATGAGCGGTCTGCAAATCGAAGGGCAGGCCAACAAAAAACGCATCGAAGGCTACCGGCAAGACATCGAAGCCAACGCCTTGATGAAGATAGCAGACGACGACATCGAGGGCGCAATCGGCATCTACAACAAAGCAGTCGCAGACGAAATTATATCGGAATCCGAGGGCAAACTCGCCGTGGCCCGCTTGGCAGATAATGACGCCCGCAGAGCCAAGGAGCAACAGCGCGAGAAGATCGCTGCCGAAATCCTCACCGACCCTCGCCGCGCCAAGGAAATCCTCACCAAAGCCAAGGCTGGCGAGGTGACAGAATTTGGCCAACTTGAACCCAGCCGGGTTAAGCTCCACCTCTACGAGGCAGACCGCCAAATCCGAGTCATGGACTCTGATAATTGGAATTCCCTCGTTGAAAGAATCCAGAACAAGGACATCACCAGCACCGAGCAACTTGATAAAGAGGCTGAAGGAATGAGGATTGAGCCGTCGAAATACAATCGCCTCAAAAATGCGATAGCCGCAAATATCACATTTGATCCAAAGATCGCAGGCGATCTCAAGGCCAAGGTCGCCGGGTTTGATTACGGGGCTGACAAGGACGACTCGAAATTCTACGAACTCAACGCTGAGATTGTTTCTCGCCTCCCCAAAGAGCAGGCTCAACTACTGAGTGAAGAGTTGAAGTCGGGTTGGAAGAAAGCATTCGATGGAACTCCAAAAGCCCCCCGCGAAGTTTACAGGTCCGATTTCATCCAAGGCATCAAGCGCATCGGCGACAGTGGTCTCCTCGGAGAAACCGGATTAGCCCCAGACGGCAAAACCATCGTCGATCAGTCCAAGAACAACACATACAACGCTAAAGTATGGTCGGTGATGCAAGGCATGGACGAATGGTTCAACGACCCAGCTAACAAGGACAAGACTCCGGAGGACGCCCAATCCCACAGAGACATGCTCATCAAGCCGCTTCTTGATGAAAAAGCGCGATCTAACTGGATTAAAAAAGCGCCAGCTTCTTTCTGGTCTGGATCAAGCTACGCGGATTCCATTAGCTCTGGTCAAGTTGGGTCTGAAAAGCCAAAGCCCACGCCGCCTCCTGCTCAAGAGGTAATTGATAAATCAGAAGCAACCAAAGCACAGGGGAAGGTCACCAGCTACAACTTCCCCGGCGATCCGTATTCGGATTCCAACTCCCGCAACCGTATCGGCGCTTGGAATAATCGCCTCGACGAAAACTCGCTCGCGATCTCACCCGACATCGAGCGCAAATTCAAAGCCGCCGGGATCGGGCAGGGCGATGCCGTGGAACTCACGCTCGCCGATGGTTCCACCGTGATCCGCAACTGGGACGACCGCACCATGCAGGACGCGCAGGCTATCAAAGAATTTGGTAAACCTTTCCGTGGGCGCTTCGATTTCCACAGCCCCGGCGGCAAACAAAAGAACGATGGCATGGCTGTCGTCTCATTCCGCAAAGCCACCAACGCCTAATTTTTCACATGGCAACACTTATCGACGACGCCACAGCCACCGACTACTTCAACCGAATCGACACCGCTCCAGAGGATCAGCGCCAACAAATGGCAGATGATTTATTGGCATGGGGTAAGGCCAAGAAAGCACAGGAATACAACGATACCGACGAGCATTTTTCCAAACTCTTCACCGACAAAGCCTATTTCGAGCAGGAGAAGCAGGCTAATGCCGCTGTGCAAGAATCGCCGGACCCGGATCAAGCGGCAAAGCGAACTCTTATCGGCGCATGGCTACAGCATCGCAGCGGCAGGCCCATCGACACCATGTCCTACCAAGTCGAGCGCGATGCCTACGCGATGGCGAACTACGGGAAGAAAAACCTCGATGATAATCAACTCTTCGATTTCATAAGCGGCGAATACAACACGCAGAAAAAGAAAACCGAGGCGATCAACGACCTCCAGATGCAGTCCGTGGGCAAAGCGATTGCCGACTCCCAACTCGGCCAGAATCGTCCCTTCGTGGACGGCATGACCGAGGTCTTCAACCAGTGGCAGCAAAAATACCCGGAGCTGGTGGACGGCCAGAATGACGCCGCCTTCCTCTCGCAGGGCTACAAACTCTACTACGACACGATCAACGACCTCGACACCGTGCGTCCGCAGGCGTCCAAGGCGCTCTCCACGCTCACCTCGTTCACCCAAGGCAACGCCACCGACGAGGACATGCAAAGCCTCGCCAATGACTTCGTCGGCGCTCCACCCGAAGACCGCCAGAAAATCTACAAATATGTGACCCTCGCCGCGCAGGCCGGTCAGATCGACCGCGCCGGGATCGAGCAGTTTGCCATCAACATGGGGCAAGCCTTCACCCGTGGGTTCGATTTCGTCCCGCAGGGGTCTCTACAGCTTCAAGAGGCAGGCGTTAGCGAGGCATTACAGGCTGTTCAAAAAGGTGGAAAAGTTTGGGTTCCTCAAAACGGAGACATTACCAAGGCAACAATCTCAGAAAAAACTCCAGTAGCTCAAACCCTCGCGGAAGCCCCAACCGCATTTTTATTTTCAAACCCAAAACAAGATTACCGCGAAGCCACACCAGAAGAGGCCGGTCAATTTACATCGTATGCCAAGAAAGCCATAGAGTCATTCAAGGTCGTGCGCGAACTCCGCAATGTCGCCAAGACCGGCGTCGATCCCATCCGCCCCGTGCTGGAGGAGAACTCCTTCTGGGGAACCGCCGAGCGCGGAGCCTACGGTTTGTCTGGCAGCATCCCGCTCATGGGCGCGACAGCCGTCAATCCCTTCCTCGGCGTCCTCGCCTACCAAGCGACCGAATACGACCGCATCATGCTGGAGAACCCGGAAATCAACCCGCAGTTCGCCCAAGGTCTCGCCCTGGTGGAAGGCGCGGCCAATGCCGCCATCGACCGGGTCCAGTTGAGCAGCCTCTCCGGGCGGCTCCCCATGTTTGGCCGCTACCTCGACCGCATCGCCAGCGATGGCGTCCGCCGCACCGTTAAGATCGGGGCCAATGTCGTGGAGCAGAACTTGCAGGAAGGCGCTCAAGACCTTATCGCCCCCGTGCTGGAGACCGCAGTCGCCGCACTCCGCGAGGACATGCCCGACAAGGATTTCACCAAGCTCATGGACGACTGGTCTGGCCAGCGGGCTGAGACCTTCTTCGCCACCCTTCCGCTCGCCCTCATCGGCGGTGGAGTCGCCACATACCGCGACATCAAAAACCCATCCGCCGAACTCAACGCCACCAAGCTCCGCATGGCAGGATTTGGGAAGGATCAAGTCACCTTCATCCAGCGAGCCGAGACCCCAGAGGAATACGATGCCCGCATCAAGATGGAATGGGAAAAGCGCACGCCGGAGAACATCAAGGCCGGTGAGCAGGAAGTCCTCAACACCATCGAAAAAGCCCGCACTCCCGGAGAACTCGACGCCCGCATGCAGCGAGTCACCGCGCCCGATGGGTCCGAGGACATCGTCGTCACCTCACCCGATGGTAAGGAACTCCTCCGCACCAAGAGTGAGCAGGCCGCGCTGGAGGCCGTGCGTCAGCACAACGAGGCGCAACTTTTGAACAGGCAGTTTGACACGAAATACGAGCCAGAAGAACTGCGGCAAATCATCAACGACCGGATTGCTAATTGGAAATCGCAAGATTCCAACAACACGCTCGTCATGGAATCCGAAGGCATGAATGCCCAGCAAAAACTGGAGCAACTCCAAGCCGCAGGCAACGCCGCGCAGATTCAAGAACTGCACAACCGCATCGCGAATTCCCCGCTCAAAGACACGCCCTACGAGCAAATCAACATCCTCGGCGAAGCCAGCGTGAACGATGTCGCGGAAATGGTTTTTCAGCCGCTCATTAAAATCAACCCCAACACCCGCCCGGAAAACCTCCGCGAGGAAATCCACCACATCGGCGTCAAGGTCGCTCTCAAAAATGGAAGCGTCACGCTCGACACCTTGAGAGGATGGCTCGATGCCACAGAAAAAGCCTTGCCGGATATTTTCCCAAACCTTGTAAGGGATACGGAAGGAGACATTGTCGAGTCACTCGCGCAAGTCCAAGCCGCCTACGAGGACGGGAAAATCGACACTAATGAGGCATCGAATCTTCCGGCTTCGTTCATCGATTACATCAAAAACATGATGCGGACCTTTGCCGAGGTCTTGCGTCGAGCAGTCGCACTGCGCGGAGCCTTCAAGGACGGGGCGCTACCTGCGGAATACGAGACCTTCCTCGCCGACTCGGTCGGCCTCAACCAGCAGGCGCGTGTCGATACCGCCAGCAACAGGGTTAGCAAAGAGATCATCACCGATGGCGGGCAGATGCTCATGGACTTCTCCATTGGCTCCCGAAGCAACGCAGTTTCGACTGATACTCCCTCGATCCGCGCCAGCAACGCCACGATCACCGGCCCTGCAAACTACAGCATCGGCGCATTCCACGGCACACCGCACAAGGTGGACAAGTTCAGCACCGCAAAGATCGGCACAGGCGAGGGAGCGCAGGTTTATGGCTGGGGATTATATTTTGCAGAAAAGTTTGGAGTCGCAAAAAAATACAGGGATGATCTAACCCCCGATCCGGTTGCAAAAATCAATAAACATCTATCTTTGATAGGATTGGGAGGTCATTCTGCGTCTTCAAAATTAGCAGAAAAATTAGTTGGTAATGGGGGAGACCTGTCTTTGGCATCATCTGAATTTAGAAAAGAAGGCAATAAGCAAATAGCCGATCTTATTGATAAGAGAGTAAAAGAAGGACGCAAGTCGCTCGATGTAAACAAAGGAAACCTCTACACCGTCGAACTTGATGTCGAACTGGAAGACTTGCTCGACTGGGACAAACCGTTGAGCGAGCAAAGTGAGAAAATTCGCAATGGATTAGCGTCTGCATTTGGAGTTAGCCGAGATGCGGTTGAGTATTGGACAGGGAGGTTAGTTGACGATCTATCTGAAAATGGCCCGTCTGGGTATTCGGAAAATAGACTGAACAGAGTAATCAATGAAGCAGTAGAATCTGGAGGATATGGTGAGGAATTTGGTTTCCAAGTATGGGACGAAATTAAAGAAGCCGCCCCAGAAGTTGCTGAAGAATTTATTGATTGGGTCAAAAAACATTCTGCTGGCGGAATAGCTACAACAGACACGGGAGAATCTTTGTATCGGCTTTTAGCCTCAACAAAAGGAAGTCCTAAAGCGGCCTCCGAAGCCATCCTCGCCGCAGGCATCCCCGGCATCCGCTACCTCGACGGCGATAGTCGAGCCGAAGGCCAAGGCTCATCCAATTATGTAATCTTCGACGAGAACCTCATTCGCATCACCGAGGAGAACGGCAACCGCATCCCCGCATCGCAAGCTCTCGCCGCGCCAGCCCCCGGCGCGACCAACTACTCCATCGGCATGACGGTCGCCCCGCTGCGCCGAGATTCACTTTCCGAACTCAACAAAAAGGAAATGCAGAAGCGGGCTTCGTCTGCAAAATTCATCCACCTCCAGCAAGTCATCGATGATGTCGCCAATGCGTATGGAGTAAAAATTGAATCCCGCCAGCCGGTCATCGGTGGATGGGTTGAAAGCGGGCAGATCAGTCTGGAGGTTCCAGAGGCTATCCTTTTCGACACGGATGACCTTGAGATGGCGCAGGAGATGGCGGCAATCGTCGGAGCCTCGGCCCCGGAACTGCAAAATGCCGTCATGCTCTGGAAGGATGACGATGCCGGGAAAGATACCGTGCTGGAATTCCAAGCCAAAGGAGCCGACTCGGCCTTGGCTATTGCCAAGGATTTGAACAATGCCGGACTAAATGGATTCACCTATGACACGAAGACCCGCAAGTTTTCACTTGTTCTGGCAGGAGTTTCGCCGGAGAGTATTCCCAAGGTTTATGATTACATCAACGACCAAAGCAAGACCGGCAACATTAGCTCTCGCGGAGGCACTCAAGCGAGATCGGGAGTTGCCGCCTTCCCATCCGAGAGCGACTATCGAGGATATCTGCAAGGCGCTCGGAGCCGAGCGGATTTACTCCAACAAGGGCAACGCGAAGCCCTCCTCGATGTTGTTGATCGGGCGGAACGGCGCGTAGATCGCTACGCCGCCGCTCTGAAGATTTCGGAGCAGGCCAAGAAAATCCAAAAGAAGCTCAAGCGTCCTTCCACTTCGGCGCTGGCTATCGAGACCGAACTCAAGGGCAAGCAGTTCGATAATATCCGCCAGCTTGGGCTATACCTCGACGCCCGGTTCAACAAGGTCTTCGGCAAGCCATCATTTGAGATCGGCGGGCAAGAGGGCATCGATATCGCATCGGATGCGTTCGTCTACGATATCATCGACGGGCTGGCCGGTGATGGTTCCGGGATGGGGTGGTATGACGAGCGGGTGCAGGAAACAATCCGCGAACTCTCCAAATTGCACCCAGAGTTTGCAACCGATTCCAATGCCCTTGCAGTCTACATCGGCATTCTTGCCACGACATCGCAGGGCTACACGGTTGTCGAAAATTTCAAGCAGGCCAACAAGGTCTACAACGAATACAAGCGAACCGGCAGAATCCCGACCGATTTTAAATTTGCGAAATCTTCGGACCCGATCAACTCCAACCTCGCTCAAATCCAAGGTCTCATCGATGAGCATGGATTGGATGGCTACGCTGAATTCATGGACCGAGAGGTTACCGGGCAGGCGCTGCGCGACCAGTTTGGGAAAACACCAACCGGCGTGACCCTCAAAGACACGGTGCGCGGCAATCGTGTCCTCGGCCCCAAGATTGGCAGCTTCTTCAACAACCTGCGCGGGCAGTTCGACACCATCACGATGGACTTGTGGTATACCCGCACGATGCATCGGTTCTTGGGTGAAACGGTTGTCCCGCTGGATTCCGACAAGATGCAGAAGGCCATCACAAAATTCCGAGAGGAATTGAAAAATGATGGAGTCCGCACCTACGGGATCGACATCAATGAGGCTCTTAAAGACGACGAGGCCACGGTGCAGGCGGCTCTCACGCTTTTCCAACGCTGGGCGCGAGGTGACAATGACTACACCGAAAAGGGATATTTCAAATTCCCCGATGGATACAAAATAGAGAAAGCCGCTCGCGGAATCTTCAGCATCGGCGGAATGAAAGGCGCTCCGCAGAACAAAACGCACCGGCAATATTTCGCCAAGGTGGTTTTGGAAGCGAAAGCCAAACTTGCAAAACTTGGCATGAAGCTCACTGAGGCCGACATGCAGGCCATCATCTGGTATCGCGAGAAAAACCTTTTTGCCCGCACCGGCGTGGCCAACGCCGCAGCCAAGCCCGCTGACTATTTGGATGCCGTCATGGTGGCCCGATCCGGAGCGCAAGCGCAGGAGGATATCGACCCCGCAGATTTGGAAGCAGAAGATGGAGACACCAACTACTCCATAGCCAGCCAGTCGGAGATCGACCGGGTGAACCGCGCCCTCGGCGGCATGAACCGAGGCCCGGAAGGCCGACTCGCAATCTACGAGAGGGCAAAGCAGAAGTTCGCGCAGGTTTTGCAATCGAACAAGGAATCCCTCGACGCAATCAAATCCGCCACGCCGATTGATACGACCCCGGCCATTGACCAGGTCGAGTCCGAGCGTGCAGCAAGGCTCGCCGATCTCACCACCGAGGAAACCTCCGAGGTTGAAAAAGCATTACAGGACAACGCGGACACTTTCATGCCGCGCATCGAAGATGCCCCAACCCTCGCCGAGCGCAAGCGTGTGGAGCGCGATGCCAAGGACCGTGCGAAGATTTTAGAACAAGGCATCCGGGACAAATACGCCGAGCGCAAAACAGCCATCGAAACCGAGGCGAATACCAAGCGCCAGCAGATCGAGCAGTCCGCTGCCAGCCGCGACTCGGCATCCCGCGCCCGCATGAGCGAGAAGGTGCGCCGAACAAAACTCCTGCAAGCCATCGGAGAACTCGACGCGATCCTTTCCGTCCTGCCACCGGAGGTTCGCGGCAGGGTGGGGGGCTTTGCCGTGCTTGCAAATATCGGCACTGGCGACAAGGCGCTGGGAGATTTCTTCGTGAAGCGCATCGACATGATCGACCGCCAACTGGAGCGCACGCTCAAGGAGGAATATGGAACAGCATTCGACTCGCTGCTGGAGCGCACCAAGCCCAAGAAGGCCGCAGCCGGGGAGAAACCCAAAGGCATCGGAGCGGATATCCAATCCCTCTTTGCCGTGGTGCGCGAGGCCCGCAACTGGAGCGCCGAAAAAGTAGATGGCCACATCGCCAACATCGAAACTCAAATTGCATCTGGCAACCTCACCGCAGAGGAAGAAGCCATGCTCACCCGCGAGGCCGACCTCGTCTCGCTCGCCGGGGATTGGAAGAATGCCGATTCAAGCCGCCGCGCAGCGGCCCTGTCCGCAGTGACCGAGACATGGGCCAAAGGGATGTCAGCATTTGTTCAGAAAAAAATCCGTGAGCGCGAAGATCGGGACATGGCACGCGCCGAAGCTATTTCCGCCACCGGCAAGAAAGGTGACTATGTTGGCCGCAGGAAGCGATCCGCAGCAGATAATGGATTGCGTGGGAAGGTCCACGGATGGTTCATGGATACACTTGCGTGGGATGGTGTCGTGAACATCCTTTTTGGCCACGAATCCCCAATGGCGATTCGTCTCTCGGATGGTCAGCGCAAAGCGGAATATGCCAAGATCGATGCTGTGGCCGCTAAAGAGGAGGCAATCCATGATCTCTTCACAAAACTCGCCGATGGCAACCGAGCTGCGGGAGAGAAGCTCATGTGGCAAATGAGCCAACCTTCAATCTCAGCCAATGGTCTCAACCTTTCTGAATTGGAAGCATTGTCCGCAACGATGCTGTGGATGCAGGAAGATGGTCGCCGCCACATGGAGGGCGAACTCAATGAAAATGGAATGCCGGTCGGCAAGTGGCACTACGACCAGAAATTCATCGACGACATCGAGTCCGCATTGTCACCGGAGGCCAAAGCCGTCCGGGATTATTTGTTGGATGCCTATGGTAAGGAATGGTTCTCGATCAATTCCGTCTATCGCGACTTGAACGGAGTCAATCTACCCCGAATCCAAAACTACTCTCCTGTCACGGTTGTTCCAATCAATGCACCTGCTGGGATGGTCACCGACCCAGTCACCGGCAATTCCGTATCGGCAACCAGCATATCACCAGGCGCTCTCCGCACCCGTGGCACAGCCATCGCAGAGCCTGCTTTCAGAAATGTCGTGCAGACATACCTCGCCCACACTCGGCAGATGGAACATTGGAAGGCTTTCGCGCCATGGATCAAAGAGGCGAACGGAATCCTGCGCTTCCGCGATGTCCAAAACTCAATCAAAGAAGCTGGCGGCGAGGAGGCAACAGGAGTCCTCAACCGATACCTCGATGCATTCTCCCAAGGAGGCAACAGAGACGCATCGCTCGGCCTCGAAATATCGCAGGTCTTAAACCGCATGGCCAGCCGCGCAGCGCAAGTCGCACTCATCGGTCGTGTTGGGACTCTTGCTATTCAGACCACCCAGATCGGAGCCGCCAGCGCCGAACTCCCGATGGGCGCTTATGTTTACAGGCTCGGCAAGCTGCTGACCGGGAACCTTGGCTGGGGCGATTCACTCAACTCCGCATACATCCAACGGCGCTTGAAACAAATGCCACCCATCGTGCAGATCGCAATGGAGGGTCTCAAGGCTGGGAAACCAAACCAACTCAAGCACCAAGTCGAAAAAATCGGACGCCTCATCTCCGGATCGGATGCCCTGTGGACTGCTGGCACATACGCGATGGTCTACGACTACAATCTGAGCCAAGCCAAAACGCTTGGCTACACCGGCAAGGCCGCAGAGGACTACGCCCACAACACAGCCGAACGCATCACCGACAGGCTCGCACAGCCAACCCGCATGGGAGCGAAGTCAATCTACGAGGTCACCGCAACCAACCCCGGATCGCGACTCGGTTGGGCATTCGCCTCCGAGGCTCGAAAAAACCTTGCCCTGCTTGCCTACACAAAAGCCAACCGACCTCTGAAACGGTTCGGCGCAACGGCGCTTGGGTTCATCGTTTTCAACTTGGCCATGGGTGCATTCATACGAAATGCATGGAAGGACATAAGAGACGATGGCGACGACGAAGATGAATTCTTCGACGCAAAAACATGGAACTGGAAACGCATCGGCGTGGCCATGGCAACAGAACCGCTCCAAGGCATCCCATACCTTGGCGACTACATAGAGAAGGGAATCAATGCCGCACTCGGCCAATACCACCAAAGCTCCGACCTCATCAATTTTGAGCGTGGGGTCCGCGCCATCAGAAACATCCCGGACATTGTCCAAGGAGAGCGCGAGATGGCTGATGTTTTGAAAGACATCGACGGCATGGTTTCCCTTATGGGCCTCTTCAACCAAAACGCCGCAGCCGCCGCATCACTCACCCACATCGCATCCGACTTCTTTGGAGTTGTAGAAAACGCCACCGAAGAGTGATTTGACTCACCTGTTTTGACTGATACCATAAGACCACTATGAAACCACTCAACTACCTCCTCGACAGGCTCAACGAGAACTCCACATGGCGCGGCATCCTGCTCGTCCTTACCGCCCTCGGCGTGTCGCTTTCGCCGCAGCACCAAGAGGCCATCGTCGCAGCGGGCCTCGGCCTTGTCGGCGCGATAAACATACTACGCAAAGGATGAAACCCCGCCGGATCGCCGCAGGGATGATCATCTTCGCCTTTGCCTGTCTGGCGCTGGCGTTCCTCACTTCTTGCGTCAGCGTTCCGGTTCCGCCATTCGGTGACCGGCGAGGTGAACTCGGCAACCTGCAAGTCAGCGTCAGCGTCAAATACATTCCGCTGACCAACCCCGATCTCCCCGGAGATCAGAATCTCAACCACGCCTGGTCGAAATTCGGCGAGGCAAAAGCCCTCAAAGACAAATGACCAAGCTCCTCGCCGAAATCGCCGCCTCACAAATCGGAGTGCGAGAGGAAGGCGGGAACAACAACGGATCGCAAATCCGCGACTACCAGCGGGCCACCGACCTCAAGCCCTCATCGTGGCCATGGTGCGCGGCCTTCGTGGACTGGTGCATCGCCGAGTGGCTCGACCGCCCCGGCGTCCGCGACTGGCTCAATCTCCAAGCCTCCCCGGAGGACTGGAGACCCAAAACGGCGCTCGCATACGGATTCCTCAACTGGGCCAAAGCCAGACCGAAGACCGCCATCATCCTCCACGACCGAGAACTCGCGAGACCCGGCGACATCGTCGTCTTCGACTTCTCTCATGTCGGAATCGTCGAGTCTGATTCCGGCCACCAGATCATCACTCTGGAAGGAAACACCAACGGGCGAGGGGAGCGAGACTCAGAATCCGGAGACGGAGTCTGGAGAAAAGCACGGCAAAAAACCATCGCCAGAAATTTTATCCGAATCCGCCCAGCTTCGGTGTAATCTGGCACAAGCTGGCACAAGCAGGTTTAAGTATCTGTAAATCAACGCACCGAAAGCGACTCAAAATCTCGTTCCTTCGGGAGTGTCGGTTCGATCCCGACCGCCGGTAAACTCTTCTTAGTAAGCCCGCAGAAGCCGATCAATACAGGTTCTGCGGGTTTTTCGTGTCTGGACTTTTCGAGACTCGTTTTTCCTTAAATGGACAATTATCGGTTGCGATCTTGGCACAACTGGCACAAGCTAATGTCCAGTTATGGCCTACAAGGTAACATTTGATTCTACACGCCGGACCTCGCCTTGGAAACTTGATATCCCTGCCAAGGTGGCGGGGAGGCGGCTGCGGTATTTTTACCAGACCGAGGGGCAGGCGTGGTCCGATGCGCCGCGCATTTTAAAAAAGCTCCAGAAGGGCGGTCTCGATGGGTTGGAAGAAAAGGATGGCCCGTCTCTGGCCGGTGCTGCAAAAATCTTCATTCCACTCTACGAAAACACATCCAAATCGCACCGTGAAAAAATTGAGAAGGTGTGCGGGTGGTTGGCGAGGGATTTGCGCTGCCCTCTGAAGGCGGTGACGCCGATGATGATGGTGGAGTGGTTCGGCAAAATCAAGGGATCGGACACGCAGCGGGCGACGGTCTACCGCTATGTGCGGCTTTTCTTCAACTGGTGCGTCAAGATGGACCTGCTGGATCGGTCGCCGTTCCGGGCGGTGGATTGTCCGAGGGCGAGGTCTCGGAAGGGCATACTCAACGCCGGTCAGATGAAGGCGCTCCTCGATGCGGAGATGAGTGATGAGATGCGGGCGTCGATCTTGCTGGGCGGGTTCGCGGGCCTGCGGAGCATTGAGATTCAGCGCATGAACTGGGAGGACATCGATGTGAAGGCTGGGCAGATTTGGGTGAGGCCGGAGGTCTCTAAACAGCATCACGGCATGATGGACCGGATCGTGGATTTCACGGAGCCGATGACGAAGAGGAAAAAATTCTTCACCGGCAAGAAAGGCCGGATCGTGCCGGGGAGTGCGCGGGCGCATTACGAGGAGCGAAAGCGGTTGGCGGCGAAGCTCGGTTGGGATGGGTTCCCGGAAAATTCGCTCCGGCATTCGTTCGCGACCTACCACTTGGCGCGATGCAAGAGCGCACCTCTGACGGCTTTTCAGATGGGGCATTCCAGTCCCGCGATGGTTCAGCGAGTCTACGCCGTTCCAGCTGCCAGAGCGGACGCACAGGCGTGGTGGAGGATTTGACCTATGCCTTACGCGAACAAAAAAACGCAGAAGAAATTCATGGCTCGCCAATACAAGACGAAGTATGCGACCGACGACAAATTCAAAGAGGCAGAGGCGCAGCGCAAGGCGGACTGGTATCAGCGAAATCGCGAGAAGGTGATTGCGCGAGTGATGGAGAATCGTGCGAAGAAGGTGAAGATATGAGTGTCGTCATCGTTTCCGGGTGGATGGTTCTGTTTCTGGCGTCTTGTTTGTTCATGGGCGAATACGCGCCAGCCGGTAATTGGTGGAACAAAACATGGTTCGGAATTTACATTTCTTGCATGGTTGTTTTGGCGATTGCTGTCATCTATTTTGGTTTTTCTGCGGTGAAATAATATTGCCAACACATCCACAATTCATGCGGGTCTGCGGGCTTTTTGTTGGTCTGCATTTTTGTGACGAGTTAAGAAGGGTCGCCAGCAGAGCCTCTGTTTAAGCGGGTAAAAATTTATTTTGGCCTGCGGAGCCAATCCTCATGCGGATGTCAATAGTTTTATTTGGGTAGGTGATCACCCTATTGAAAAAAAATTCAGATTTGCTGTTGACGGGTGGTTATACACCTGCAAGGTTGTGGATGTGCCAAGCAAAAGAGCAAAAGGGAAAAAACAAATCGCCGTCTGGTTGACCCCAGAAGAGAAAGCGATCCTGCAACAATTGGCCAAAGAGCGTGGCCTGTCCATGACTGAAGTTCTTAAAGAAAAAATTTATGAGCATAACAAAAAGCAAAAGTAGTCTGGTCTCCGTTGGTCTCTACCTTGAGGCTAACGAGGTCGAAATTCTCAAGAAAGCGGCGAAGGAAGAAGGCAGGTCATTGTCATCGTATGTTCGCCGCCTTTTTTTTGCCGATGGGTGTATAACCACCCCATACCAAAATAAGGTGAAACCAGCAACCAAAAGGAAGGCGGCATGAGCGACGAAATTACGACATGCGAGGCGGCGACCCTTTTGGGCGTGAGCAAAAAGACGATCTACCGGCTCCTCGATGCCGGGACTATTGAGGCGTCAAAACCATTCGGCAACCGGGTCGGACACCGCATTTCGCGAGCCGTGCTGGAGAACTGGTATCGCCTTCGCAAAATCAAAACCACGAACCGCAGGAGGGGCAAATGAACCACCAAGAAACGCTCTGGCTTCTCCAGTCTATCTGGGAAGCAATCAAGGCGCTGGGGCCGGTGGCGCTCTTGGCTCTCCTTACATGGGGGGTCACGAAGTGAGCGCGGAATTCGCCATCGTCATCGCCCTTCTCACGCTCGGCTCCTGCTACGCCTCCTACCGGCTGGGGCAGTCGGACATCCTTGAGCGGTTTCGTCGGCATGATGAGCGCCGCAGGCGCTGGGAAGAATTTGAGGACTGATCGTCCTCACCACAAGAAAAGCGCCCCGAAGGACTGGCATCCAACGGGGCAAAGTTAAACCACAAGAAAAAGCAGTAAAACAAATGAACACTACGCAACTGACTACACAAGTCAACACACAAGTCGCCCTCGGCGACATGCAGGTGATGGCCTCGGCCATCGTGAAAAGCGGTCTCTTCGGCATGAAAACACCAGACCAGGCACTCGCCTTGATGATCGTGGCGACCGCCGAAGGGCGTCACCCCGGATCGGTGGCCAGCGACTACCACATCATCCAAGGCCGCGCCTCGCTGAAGGCGGATTCGATGCTGGCGCGTTTCCAGCAATCGGGCGGGCGGGTCGAGTGGCACGACCATACGAACGAGAAGGTGAGCGCGACCTTTACGCATCCGGCGGGCGGATCGCTCCGCATCGACTGGGACATGGCGCGGGCCAAGGCCGCAGGACTCGGCGGCAAGGACAACTGGCGCTCGTATCCCCGGCAGATGCTGCGGGCGCGGGTGATCAGCGAGGGCGTCCGGGCGACATTCCCAGCAGTTCTTAATGGGATGTATACCCCAGAGGAGGTCGGTGAGTTCGACGCGCCTCGCCCTGCGCGGGCGGTCAAGGTGGAGCCGGTCGTGGAAGTGAAGGCCGAACCAGTGGTCGAGCCTGTTGCAGTTCCTGCGACTGAGACGAAGGCCATCGAGGCCGAGGTGGTATCAATTGATACCGCAGCCGAGGAGCCGGAGTGGGCGGTCACTTTGGAGAAGCGTTTTTTCGAGCATGAGACAAAAGTCAACACCTTCCTCGTTGCCAAGGGGCAGATCATGGCGGGGCAGACATTCCGCGACATGACGGACGAGAGCTACCGCAACCGTATCCTCTCATCCACGCCACGCTTCCTCGAAACCGTTTTGAAGGAGGTCGCATAATGAGCGCGACAATACGCCACTCTGCTCTCGACAAGCTCGACCTGTGTCCTTGTTTTGAATCCAACCCCGTCTCCGGCCCTGCGGCAGAGCGGGGAACCCGGATGGATGCGGCTTACCGTGGTCTGCTCATGGGTGAGCGTCAGCCGTTCCTTTCACTTCCGGAAGACGAGCAGGACTCGGTGATGTGGGCGGTCCAGACGGCCAAGGAATTGGCCGATGGCCATGAGATCATCGCCGACGAGACGCTTCTCAAAGTGACAACACCGCACATGTCCCATGAGGGAACCGAGGATTCACGGGTGAATGCGAAATCCTTGAGCATGGACCTCAAGTCGGGACAATTACGCCCCTACCACAAGCAGCAGGCGGCTTACGCCCTCGGCAACATGGACCGCACATTCGCAAAAGAATGGGAGTGCGTGTTGCTATTCTGCGACCAACGCGAGGTCGTCCACTACCGTTACACCTACGAGGAGGCGGATGCGTGGGTGAAGGGGATCGTGGAATCGGCGACCGATCCGAACCGCCAGCCTGCTGCGAATGAATACTGCTCATGGTGCTTGAAGGCCGATAGCTGTGCAGCCCGCACGGGTCCGATTGTGGAAACGCTGGCGACGGTGGAATCTCAACCGACTGCCGTCTCACTGGAGGCGCTCAAGGCTGGGTTGCTGGCAGACCCGGAGAGGCTGGGGGCTTTCCTCACAACGAACGCAATCTTTGAGGATTTTGTCGATGATCTCAAAACGAAGGCCAAGGCGCTGATGAAGACAACGGCAGTTCCGGGGTGGAAGCTCCAAGAGGAGGCGGGTCGCGAGCATTTCGACCGGATCGCCATTGTCAGTGCGGCGGTGACCGGCAAGTCGGGCCTCGATGATCTCGTTGCCAACTGCGGTGGCAAGATGACCGGCACGAAGTTCCGCGAATGGTGCGCGAAGATGGGTGTGCCGGTTCGCGAGGAGCAGGCCATCGTGGGCAAAGACATCGTCAAGCTGGTCGCTGACAAGAAGAAAGTGAGGAAGGCCAAATGAGTGATCTCCAAACCGTCATGGACCTGTTTGAGACAACCCGTGAGGATTACCTCGCC